ATTTGCATCCAGTAGAGACGCTTCGTTTCTAAGATATATGAATAGAGAAGTAATGGGAAACGTTATTTCTCAACAGTGTGCTATTTACAAATACAAATTAGCTGAAACAAAAATTAATATGTATGGTGAATCGTCTGGAGGTAAATTTTTTGAACAACCAGTATTATTATATGCTTTAATAACTATTGGTGATAATGTAAGTCCTACAAGTGAATTAGGAGTTAATTTTGATTGGCCAATGTCATTTGCATTCTTAAGAGACGATTTAGTTGATGCAAACGTGCATCCCGAAGTAGGAGATATTATATTATATCAAGAAAGTTATTGGGAAGTAGATAACACAAATATTACACAGTTTTGGGGTGGTAAAGATCCTGATTATCCATATAATGTAAATCCTACTAACCCAGGATTAGCTGAATTTGGTTATAATGTTTCAGTTACTGCAGAGTGTCATTATTGTCCTAGTGATAGAGTTAACATTATTAGAACGAGATTATTGTAATGGCTAAAAATAGTAGAACACCAGTTCCAAAACCACAAAGAGAAATCAGTGTGGAACAACATAAAGCATTCGATACTGAGGTAGGAAATCCTAACTATGCTAATGGTGTAAATAGAGGAAATCAACTTTCATTTACAGATGATTCTGTAAAACCATTTTCAATTGGTATTCAAGATATTGATGAGGCTGTTTTTTACTATTTTCAAAATGTAATTAAACCATTTGTATTACAAAATGGAGAAAGAATAGAAGTTCCTATTATTTATGGTTCACCTGAAAAATGGGCTTCATTTCAAAAATTTGGGTATTTTAGAGATTCTCAAGGTAGAATTATGATGCCTATCCTTATGTTTAAAAGGGATAACATTGAAAAAGTAAGATCAGTAGCAAATAAATTAGATGCAAATAATCCAAACAATATTTCAATAGCTAGAAAAAAATATAGTAGTAAAAACGCATACGACAATTTTAATGTATTAAATAATGTTATACCACAAAAAGTAAATTACGCAGTAGTAATCCCAGATTATATCACAGTAACTTATAGTTGTGCCATCAATACTTATTACATGGATCAGCTCAATAAAATCGTAGAAGCAATTGAATATGCATCTGATTCATATTGGGGCGATCCTTCAAGATTTCAGTTTAGAGCGATGATTAATTCGTTTGCTATTAAAAATGAATTAGCGGATAAAGAGGAAAGAACAGTAAGCAGTACATTTAGTATTAAAATGAATGGATATATAATTCCAGACGTACTACAAAAAGATATGAACGCATTAAAGAAAATACCAGATGTAGTTAAGATAACAGTAACAGAACAAATAATGGGAGAAAATAAAGGAGGAGGAAGTTATCCTCAAATATATAGATCATTTGATGATTCATTTGATGATTCATTTGGATAACAAATAACAACATATTTATACTAGATAATAAAAAAAAATGTCACAACAAACAAAAAACCAGCTAACTGTACTTTTAAATACTAATATTACTGACGCTTTAAACAAACAGAATACAGCATCAAAAGTAAGAGAAGTTATTCAAAGTACTATTGATAGTTTAGGAATACTATCAGGATCAAATTCATTTGTAGGTGATCAAACAATAACGGGTTCATTAATTGTAAATGGAAATATTATATATACACCGTTTTTACAAAACCAAACAGACAATATTAGTACTATTAAAAGTTATGAAAATATTATTAATCATGGAGATTTATTAATACCATTAAATTGTACTTTTATTGTAGAAGAAGATGCTCAATATCTTATATTAGGTGAATTAATTAACAATGGAACTGTTATAGTTAGTGGAAGTTTAATAGCTAATCAAGGAATAACAGGACCAGGTTCGGTAGTAGGTCCTGGAATTGTTTCAAATAATAACACAATAATAACATTTGATAAAGCAAATCAAGCTTATGGATTTCCTCAATTAAATAATACAGGATACAGTAATTTAGGATTTAAAAATAATACTGCAAATTTACTTTCAAACTATTCAACAGTAGCAACTCGCTTAGATGGTCAACAATCCGTTTATTCAATAGATACAACAGGATGGGATGCTAATACACAATATTTACATTACTACTTACCAGAAGGACAATACGAAGGACAATCAGTAGAATTAATAGTGACAGGTAATGGAGTTAATTTAGGTGGTGGAAATGCAGCTAGAATACAAATATGGATAGATAGTATTCGCAAACCAGAATACTATGGACAATTATCAGGAGGACCAGGAGGATGGCAAGCATTTTCAGATCCTAATGTACTTGGTAATTGGAGAAAAGATGTTCCAAGAGCAATTTGGATGAATAATGCATGGACAATTGACAATGACTTTTACTGGGATTAATTAAAACAAAAATAACTAATATTTATAATAAACAAAAACTAAAAACAAAATGCCAACTTATATTGAACTTCAACAAAACGGACCAATTCCTACTTCATCACCAGTAGGAACTGTAATTTTATCAGTAAATCAAGGTCAACTTACACTTACAGATAATAATGGAATAAATCCATCACAATCATTATATACAACAACTGTAAGAGGACTTTATCCAAGTGCTTCTTTAACAGAGGTGTGGGGTACATATACTGTAAATTATATTAAACAAAAAAGTGGTTACCCATCAAATGATGTATTACATGCTGTAGCAATTTGCTCTGATGATGTAGATGCATTTACAGCTACAGGAAATTTAGGACAATATCCATTATCTATGCAGTCTTTTCTAGGACCATTTATGGCAGGTGGATTAGCAGGATATCCATTTGTAGGATCAGTTGGATTTGGAGCTTATGCTTCACATATCACCGATACAGGAACGTTATTTGTATCTTGTACACCACACATAGGAGTTACTTTTACTGGATCTGCAGGATATCAATTCCGTAAAGGTCAAGCAGCTATATCTACAAACTGTGGAGCAGTTCATGGAGCAGTAGGATTAGTTACAACTGATCCAAATCCACCATCACAATCAAATGCTCCATATGATAATGAAAATTATGAATTGTGGAAATTAGCAGATATAATTTATCCATATTCCGCTTCACTTAGTGGTTCAATTAGTGAAAATGTAATGGTGGCTACAGACATAATAAGAGAAGCAGGATGGGATTATACATATAATAACTCAGGATCATTCGCTAGTGCACTTGCAAATAGAACAATGTACGCAATGAGTGGTATTTTTATCAATACAGATTATCAATTTCAAGCATATATTGATGTAGTTCAATTTTGGTCATATAATTCATTAACAAATACTTGGACAGATCTTACACAAGATTATAAAGATGGTTTATTTGCTCAAGGATAATAAATAACAAATAATATAAAATAATGAGTATATCATACGTACAAAATGGAGATTCTGGTTTAGTAGCAAGAACAATAATTAACCAAGTAATAGATGAAGTAAATAATGGCCCCTTTCCATATACCGGAAGTGCTATTATATCTGGAAGTTTAGAAGTAACAGGTGAATTAATAATCCCAATAATCCAACCTAATAATCCTAATACAGGTAGTATGTATGTTGATTTTTCTGTATCAACATCATCACCATGTCTTTTTTTATATAATGGTACATCATGGGTAAGTTCATCAATATTTTAAAAAATAAATAAAAAACAAAAAAAAATGGAAACAAAAGTTTTAACACAAGAAGAGTTACAATCATTAAAAACGATTCAAGAAAGACGAATTCAATTAACTGAACAATTTGGTTTAACTGAAATAAGAATTCAAGAAATTAAATTACAAAAAGAATTTCTTACAGAAGAGTTAAAAAAACTTCAACAAGAAGAAATAACAATAGGTAAATCGTTACAAAAAACATATGGTGACGGAACTATCAACCTTGAAAAAGGAGAATTTATAAGTAACTAGTTTTTAATAGTTTCTGCCATATTTATAACAAAATAAAACATAAATAACAATGGCAGAAACTTTAATATCCCCTGGTGTTTTAGCAAGAGAAAATGATTCTTCTTTTGTATCTAAAAGACCGGTTACAGTAGGAGCAGCATTAATTGGACCAACCGTTAAAGGCCCAGTTGAAGTTCCAACAATCGTAACTACGTACAACGAATTTGTTAACAAATTTGGTACTACTTTCACAAGTGGAAGTACTAATGATAGTAAAACTTACACTTATTTTACATCAATTGCAGCTTACAATTATTTTGTTAATGGTGGTCAATCATTACTAATAGCAAGAGTAGTAACAGGATCTTACACCCCAGCTACAAGTTCAGCAACGGGTAATTCAATTAATATTAATTCATCTTCATTTACATTACAAACTTTTTCACAAGGTGTAGTAATGAACAGTACAAGTGCTGAAGTTAGTGGTGCATTAGCAAGTGGATCAGCTGATAATTTAAGATGGCAAATTACTAACGCTAATACTGGATCAGGAACATTTGATTTATTAATTAGAAGAGGAAATGATAATACATTACAACCAGCAGTTTTAGAAACTTGGACAGGATTAAGTTTAGATCCAAATGCATCAAATTACATTTCACGTGTAATAGGTGATTCAATCGAAAACTACAATTCAGTAAGAAACCAAATTGAATATTCTGGTTCTTATGCTAACAGATCAAATTATATAACTATAAAATCAATAAATAATACAACTCCAAATTATTACGATAATAATGGAATTGCTAAACCTCAATACACATCTTCTATTCCAATAAATGGAAGTGGATCATTTGGTGGTGCTACAGGTACTATTAAAGGTGGTGCTAATTTTTATGAAAACATCAACTCAACTGATACTCAAGGGTTAACAGGTGGGTGTTATGATAACATGATTAATTTATTAGCCAACACTGATGATTATAAATTTAATGTATTATTTACACCAGGTTTATATGATGCAGATTATGCAGGTCAAATTAGCACAATCGTTACAAATACACAAAATAGAGGAGATAATATATTTGTATTAGATCCAGTAGCTTACAACAAAACAGTATCTGCAGTAGTAGCTCAAGCATCAGCTAGAAATACTTCATATGCAGCTGAATACTGGCCATGGTGTCAAGTTATTGATCCAAGCACAGGAAATATTGTTTGGTGCCCAGCATCAACAGTAATTGCAGGTGTTTACGCTTATAATGACACAGTAGCTGAACCTTGGTTCGCTCCAGCAGGTATTAATCGTGGTGGTTTATCTCAAGTAGTTAGAGCAGAAATAAAATTATCTCAAACAAATAGAGATACATTATATACTGGAAAAGTAAATCCAATCGCTACATTCCCAGGTCAAGGTGTTGTAGTATACGGACAAAAAACATTACAAACAGCAGCATCAGCTCTTGATCGTGTAAATGTTAGACGTTTATTAATATCATTAAAATCATATATTTCTCAAGTAGCAAATAATTTAGTATTTGAACAAAATACAATTGCAACAAGAAATAACTTCTTATCACAAGTAAACCCATATTTAACTAGTGTTCAACAAAGACAAGGTTTATATGCATTTAAAGTGATTATGGATGATTCTAATAATACACCTGATGTAATTGATAGAAATGAATTAGTAGGTCAAATTTACTTACAACCAACTAAAACAGCTGAATTCATTTACTTAGACTTTAATGTTACACCAACTGGAGCAAGTTTCCCAGCATAAAGAAATAGATTTCTTCCCCTCTAAAAAGGGGAAGATTTTTTAAAAACTTATATATTTATAATAAAATAAAACAAAAATAAAATGGCAATATTATCTCCAAATGAAATTTTCTTTACAGCTTTTGAACCGAAAGTAAAAAATCGATTTATTATGTATGTAGATGGAATTCCTTCATATACTATTAAAAAAATTGGTGCTGTAGAAGTAACAATGGATGAAATTACTTTAAATCATATTAACGTTTACCGTAAAATTAAAGGTAAAGCTAAATGGGGAAGTATTGATATGACATTGTTTGATCCTATCACTCCATCTGGTGCTCAATCAGTAATGGAATGGGTACGTTTACATCATGAATCAGTTACTGGTCGTGATGGTTATTCTGATTTTTATAAGAAAGATGTAACTATTAACGTATTAGGACCTGTAGGTGATATAGTATCTGAATGGATTATTAAAGGTGCATTTATTACTAAAGCAAATTTTGGTGATTACAGCTGGGATGATGAATCAGCAGCTCAAGAATTATCAGTAACGCTTGCAATGGATTATTGTATCTTAAACTTCTAAGAAAACAAATTAAAAAGAGCTCACCTTAAACTTGGTGAGCTCCTTTATTTTTCGTATATTTATCACAAAACAAGTTATATTAAATAAAAGCTATGGAAAAAAACGTCCCAACAGAAATTATTGAATTACCTTCAAAAGGTTTATTATACACATCTGAAAATCCATTATCAAGTGGAAAAATCGAAATGTGTTATATGACTGCTAAACATGAAGATATTTTAACTAATCAATCTTATATCCAAAAAGGTAATGTATTAGATAAATTATTACAAGCATTAATAGTATCTAAAATAAATTATAGTGATTTAGTTACAGGTGATAAAAACGCTATCATGGTAGCAGCTCGCGTATTAGGTTATGGTAAAGATTATACATTTGATTATAATGGAGTTGAACACACAGTTGATTTATCTAAAATTGATAATAAACCATTTGAACATTCTAATAAAGGTGTAAATGAATTCAATTATACTTTACCGTCTACCAACACAAACATTACTTATAAAATCTTAACTCATGGTGATGAACAAAAGATACAAGCTGAATTAGACGGCCTTAAAAAAATTAATACTAATTCATCCCCAGAACTTTCTACACGTTTAAAATATCTCATTACTTCAGTTAATGAAGATCGAGAAACAAAAACTATTCGAGAGTTTGTTGATAACCACTTACTAGCTCGAGATTCTCGAGAATTAAGAAAACACATCAAAGAAAGCCAACCAGATGTTGATTTAACTTTTTTTCCCACCAGTGATTCAAATAGAGTCGATATCCCAATTGGGGTTAAGTTTTTTTGGCCTGACCTCTAGTACAGCACCCATAGTAAGATCTAATTTATTTACCCAAATCCATGAAATATGTTTTCATGGTAGGGGTGGATATGATTGGAATACAATTTATGAAATGCCACGTTGGCTTCGTTTATTTACTTATAATAAGATTAAAGAATTTTATGATAAAGAAAATGAAGAAACAGAAAACGCCTCAAAAGGCGGAAATAATACTTCCACATTAGTAGATTCTTCAGGTAATGTTAATCGTAGTGCATGGAATGGTGTTTCTAAACCAGTAACACCCGGCCCCAAACCTAAAACTTCTTACAAATAGCCAATATTTATAATAAATACCTTATATAATGGCTGACGATTCAAAGAAAAAAGCAGATGATGCAAAAAAATCATTAGAAGAAATTGGTGAAATCACTGGTGCTTTAGAAGAAGGCTTTAGGGCTCTTACTAGTAGATTATCTGATATAGTTGATGAAATTAAAGAAGGTTCTTCTGAGGCAAGATCTTTTGATTTAACTTATAAAGATATAAATCGATCTGTAAAATCATTAAGTAAAATTACTGAAGATTTAATAAAAAATCAAGTAAAAATAAATGAAAAATCAATATCTTCTAAAGAAATCCAAAACCAGATAAATAAGAAAATAGCTGAACAACAAGTTTTAACTACTCGAATAGGAAGTCTCCAAAAACAATTATCTGAAGATGCTAGTATAAGTGAAAATGAAAGGATTGAAAAACAAAATTTAATTAATAAACTTCAAAACGACTTTAAGGAATTATCATTTGCTGCTATTGAACCACTTCAAAAGCAAAAACAAGAAGTTGAAGGAATAGAACAAGCATTAGAAGAAACTAATAAAAAATTAGGAGTATTTAGTGGTGTTTTAAAAGGTATAAAAAAGATCCCTATATTAGGTGATATAATTGACACTAGCAGTGCTTTAGAAGCTGCTCAAAAAGCAGCACAAGGAACTGGAAGTAGTATAAAAGGACTATCAGCAGGAATAAGTAATCTTTCAGGTCAAGTATTTAAAAGTTTAACAAACCCAGCAAATATAGCTTTATTTGTATTTACAGAAATAATAGCTACACTTAAATCTGTTGATAGTGCTATTGGTGATCTAGCTAAAGGTTTTGATTTAACTTACAATGGTGCTGCTAATTTAAGAATGGAATTAACAGACATAGCCAATCTGTCAGGAGATGTTGCTGTTACAACTAAAGGTTTACAAGAATCAATGATGGCTGTTGGTCAAACATTAGGTTCTAATGCTAGATTAAATAAAGAAGACTTAATAACATTTACTAAATTAAGAGAACAAGCAGGTTATACTAATGATGAATTAGCTGGTATTCAAAAATTAACTTTAGCTACTGGAGGAAACTTAGAAGACAATACCGCATCATTTTTAGGTAGTGTAGCAGCATTAAATGGTCAAAATAAATTAACAATAAATGCTAAACAACTTTTAAAAGAGGTAGCTAACACTTCTGATTCTATTAAATTATCTATTGGAGGAACAACAGAAAAATTAGCTGAAGCAGCATTTAAAGCAAAACAATTTGGTATTAATTTACAACAAGCCGATCACATATCTCAAGGTTTACTAGATTTTGAATCATCAATATCTAATGAATTATCAGCCGAATTAATTACTGGTAAAGATTTAAATTTAGAAAAAGCAAGATTATTAGCCATAAATGGTGATATAGCAGGTGCTTCAGCAGAAATCCTTCAACAAGTAGGAGGCACAGCTGAATTTTCTAAAATGAATCGTATTCAACAAGAAGCAATTGCTAAAGCAACTGGATTAACTAGAGATGATTTAGCAAAATCTTTAATGGATAGAGAAGCATTAGTTGCATTATCGGGAGTTGAAGGTGAAAATGCTAAAGAAAAATATGATAACTTAGTAAAACAAGTTGGAGTAGAAGAAGCTAAGAAACGTTTAGGAAACGAAGCATTAGCTAACCAATTTCAACAACAATCAGTACAAGAACGATTTACACAAACAATTGAAAAATTAAAAGAAATATTTGTTTCATTAATTGAACCATTAATGCCTGTATTTGATGTATTTGCTGACATCATGGGAATTGTGGGTCCAATAGTAGGAGTTATAGGTACTTTACTTAAATACACAATACAGTGGGGGAAATATTTACTTATTCCTTATGGTATAATGAAAGGAATGAGTGTTGTTTCTAAAGGAATGACTGCTATAAATACATTTTTAATTGCTCAAAACGCTACAAAAATAGCTCAAAACCAAACCCAAGCTACTCTTGAAACAACTAAATTAGGTTTAGGGCAAAGCATTTTAGCTACTTTAGGTTTACAAAATGCTGCTCAAACATACCAATATAACAGATTATTTGGAAACAATATTCTTACATCAATTAGAGCAGCTATGGAAGAAACCATACTTGGTAAATTGGTTATGCAGGGATGGAATTTAGGAAAAAATTTAATTAAATATGTTGCTACTACTGTACAAACTGGATTTAGAATGGTTATGGAAAATACTATAGTGGGTTCTATTTTAGCTCAAGGAGCTGGAATAGTAAAAAATATAGCTATGGGGGCAATTAGATTAGTCCAAGCTATGGCAACAGCAGCTGCCGAATTAATGGGTGTATCTGCTATGACATTAGGAATAGGAACAGCAGTGGCAGTTGCGGCCGCAGTAGCAGGATATGCTGCTTTAAAATCTATGAAAGATGGTGAAATAGATCCAAGTGGAGGTCCGATTATGTTTGGTGAATTTGGTGCAGTTAAATTAAATCCTAAAGATAAAGCAATGTATGGAGCTGATGGTACTATAAAAGTAGGTACTGATTTAATGGGTAAAGATAAAACAATGTATGGAGCTGATGGTGGAATAAAAGTAGGTACTGATTTAATGGGTAAAGATAAAACAATGTATGGAGCTGATGGTGGAATAAAAGTAGGTAATAATAGAGGCAATTCTTCTCAACCACAAGCACAACCACAACAAGATCTATCTCCACTTTTAGAAGAATTACGAGCATTACGACAAGAATCATCAAAATCAAACAATAAACCAGTAGTAGTAGAAAATAGTATGAATGGTACTAAATTTGGAACATCTGTTGCTATGAATACATATAAACTTCAATAATCATAATATTTATAATAAATTAAAATAATATAAAATGGGAATTTTAGATAAATTAACAACAGTAGGCTCACCATTATCATATGGTAGCGGCACAACCCCAGTAATTAACCCTGGAGCAACACAATTATCAAAACTTCATGTAAATGGTAACCAACCAGGTTATTCATTAAATGGAAATGATTTTTCAGCTGTTAATACAGCATTTCAAGCATATAATGACGGTGTAACTAATACATTACCATTACCTTCACTTTTAGATTTAAATGGAGCAACACCACCAAAGTATACTGACAGTCTACCAGGATAATGGGCTTATTAGATCTATATAATTCTAGTCAAGTACAATTACATGTTCTTGATACGGATTTGGTAACTAAATACCCTTCTACGGTTACAGGTACACCCACTACAACTGCTAATCCAGGTGGGGAAATAGTTAATTTTAGCCAAGTATATAGCGCTACTAATACTTATTTAAATATTGTACCTACACTTCCAGTTACTGGATTAAATAATACTCTTAATATTACTAATTTAGATGTTGAAGAACCAGGAGTAAATGGAGGAATACCGTATAAATCATTAACTGACCCTACAATTTATCCTCCAACAACAAACCATACATCAGCTGTTAGAGGATATTTTGCATCACCTTCGTCAGCTTCAGTTAAATTTGAGCAATCATTTAACCCTAAAAAAACTTATTCTGATTATATAAACTCATATATTCTTTAAATATGCCATTAATAAATCTTACATCTAATTTAAAAGATAATAAATTCGGACATGATAGGATTGGTGGTGGAAGTAGTAATCAACCATACATTAAAACTCCTATCCCTGAAAAAATAGGAGAATTTGGTTATTTAAACCAAGATTTCATCTTAAGAGGTGGAAGTAAAGCTTTGACTAACTCAGCTTTAGATGTAGTTAGATTAGGTAAATATTTTACAGATATAAGAAATCCAAGTGGTTTATTATTTACTATTAAACAAAATTTACTTTCTAGGATGGCTGTTCGTACTCAATCAAGTACAGGACTTTTAAATGAAGGCATTTATACACCTTTATCTACATTAATTGAAGCAGGAGGAGTAGCATTTGGATTACATGTTAATAAGCAAGGATTAAATCCATTTGGTGGAGTAGGTGGGATTAGTACATATTCTGAAAGAGTACTTTCTACTCAAGTCGATACTAATAATGCATATCGTCTTAATAGATTATATCAATTATATGATGTTAAAATATTAAATAACATTAATAAATATGCTGGTAATGATATTTCTTCTTCAAATAATAATATATTAACATATAAAGGGGGTCCGGGATCTATTTTAGGTATTGGTAATACAAATATTCGTTTTGCAGGTTCAAGTGCTAGTGAAAGAACAGGTGTAAATAACCCACTACTAAAAGATAATCCATATAAATTCTTTGGTTATAATCGTAGAATACCTTTAAATGAATATTTAACTAGAGCAGGAGAATTCAAGAGTGTCCCTATTTCTACTCAAGAAAACGCAGATCGATTTTTATATTTATCAAATATATGGGGTATAATATCAGAAAAATATAATATTCCATTTATTCCATTTAATGATAATTTACCAAGTATTATATCTTCAAATGTAGATAATAATACTGAAAATCTTTTAGATCAAAACAATAATGGTACTATTACATATACTTTACAAGATTTAATTCAAATTCCAAAGGATAATTCTCAAGATGGTATTTCAAATTATATAGGAAGAAAAGGTATTACTACCCCAGGTGATTTTAGAAAACAATTAAGAAAAGAATTTAAAGATTCAAACATAAATAACAATAATGCATTAATACAATCACCTGATTACTCAGGACCAGATGCTAAAAATATAGAAAAAAGAGTTAATTTAGGAGACCCAGGAAATAGATCTAACAAAAACTTATTAAGTTATACAAATGGAGTAGGTGGTGGAGAAGTAGTGGGAAAATCTGGAGGAAATGCATCTATTACATCATATGATAAAATTAATGCTTTACCTATATATTCAGATAGCACACCAGATGAGAAAAATGGAAATGATTTAGTTAAATTTAGAATTGGAGTCATAGATAATGATAACCCTAGTTTAAAAACATATATCCATTTTAGAGCATTTTTAAATCAAATATCAGATGCATATTCTGCTGATTGGAATGGTACAAAATATATAGGAAGAGGTGAAAACTTCTACACTTACGGTGGGTTTGACAGAAAAGTTTCATTATCTTGGACAGTAGCTGCTCAATCAAAAGCAGAACTTATTCCAATGTATAAAAAATTAAACTATTTAGCTTCAATATGTACACCCGATTATAGTAATAATGGATACATGAGAGGTAACATAGTAACTTTAACTGTTGGAGGATATTTTTATGAACAACCAGGTATAATAAATGGATTTAGTTATGATATGAATGACGACAATGCTACTTGGGAAATAGGTATAAATGATACTGGTGGATCAGATAATACAGTTAAAGAGCTACCACATACTATTAAAGTTAGTGGATTTAGTTTTACTCCTATTCATACATTTGTACCAAGAAAACAAATTGTAAATTACAACCCAGAAGGAGATATATTAACAGATAAAAATACATATGGTAAAGAAAGATATATAGCACTGAATCAAGGAACAAATAACAATTATGGTCCTATAGCTAAATATCCTAAACCGGATCCTGTACCTGCACCTAATCCAAACCCCGCTCCTTCACCAAACCCAACACCTATATTAAACCCAATACCACAACTTCCTCCACTAGCCGCTGCTACCGCTTTAACTATTGCTGTACCGGCTTCAACTACACCATTAAATAAAAGTATTACTGCTGGTCAAACTAATAATAATAATTTAACATATGATCCTTTAACTAAGAAATTTATAACACAAAAATAAATGAATAGATATCAGCCCATAAAAATTATAAAAACGGATAAAAAACCAAATTATCAAACGACTCGATACCCTGAAATACCGTTGTCAGATGATGATACATATGTTTATACGTCGCAAGGAGATAGATTTGATATTTTAGCAAATCAATATTATGGTAATCAATCATTATGGTGGATTATATCTATTGCTAATACAGCAGTAGCAGGAACGTCTTTACCTTCAGATTTACCTCAAGATTCATTAATTATACCTGAAGGAATACAAATACGAATCCCAGCTAATTATGCTGATGTTTTAAATAGTTTTAAACAATTGAATAGTTATTAAAAATGAATTTATTAGGAGAAGGCTTTCCAGATGGGATTATAAAACAAATTGAACAACGTCAAAAAGTTTATGGATCAGGATATTCAAATACTACAAGATCATCTGAGGAAATAATATATTTAAATGCTAATACAGCTTGGTGTAAATTAATTTCATCTACAAATATAGATAAAATTGAAGCTATTAATAACCCAACTATAAAAAAACTAGGTCTTACTGGGTCTGAGTTAGCTAGAAAATATGTCCTATTTAATGGTACTGTAGATTCAACTACAAACGAACAAAGAGGAGGAATAAATTTTCAAAATGATCCTTTAGGAGGTAATAACGCCTATGGAATAGGAGGAAACGAATTTGGTATTAGTCCTATGATGGGTATTCAAACCGTATCTGTTACTCATGAAAATAGAGGGTCTTTAAGACAGGCAACTGTTAAAATGAAAGCATTTAATAAAGCACAAATGGAAATCATTGATGTTTTATATTTACGCTTAGGATACTCAGTTCTTTTAGAATGGGGAAATTCAATGTATTTTGATAATAAAGGGGTTTTACAAACTAATACTAATAATAGTTTAGCTTATGATTTTTTAAATGGTAGTGAATCATATAATAGTTTTCTTAAAAAAATAGATAAAAATAGAGCAAAATCAGTAGGAAATTATGATGCAATGTTTGCTAAAGTAAAAAACTTTAGTTGGTCATTTTTAAAAGATGGAAGTTATGATATTACTTTAGATTTAATAAGTAGTGGAGATATAATTGAGTCTTTAAAGATTAATGCTATTATAGAAGATACTTTAAATACCGATCCTGCTACTAAAAAACCAGAAGAAAAACCTGAGGATGATGGAGATTTAATTGATTGGTATGCTAAGAAAAGTTCAATAGGACAATTCTTTTACTTTTGCAAATATCAATTAGTATCGGGAGTAGGAGTAAAAGGTGATAAAACCGATAAATCAATAACCTTTTCATTTTCAGATATAGGAGCTAATACTATTAAAGAGCAAAACGAAAGTATTAAATTCGATAATACATTAACAAAAATAGGCGGATTTGCAAAATGGGGATGGGACGCAGTATTTGATACCCATTATATAGATGAATACCTTGCACCTCTTATATCAGAAAATATATCTTCGGATATGTTTAAAGTTTATGATAAGAAAGGCAATATTATAAAAGTTGTAGATGCTATTTCTATTCCGTGGGACGATAAAGATGGTGCTGATGAAACTTATTATATTAGATTAGGTACATTTTTATCATATATTCAGAATTATTTAATACCTAAATGTGTCCCAGCTGATTCTAGTTTAAAAGACTATTCTCCATTATTAAATATTGATTACGACCAGAATACAAATTTAATGTATGCGTATAAATGGCAAGTAGGAGTAGATCCAAGACTTTGCATTGTTGGAAGAACAATAAATATAATACAGGGATTATTTTGGAAAACATTTGAAGATGTACCATTCTCAGGAAATTGTTCTCCATTTATTGACCCAGATTATAGTGATACATCTCAAGGGTTAGAATATGGTAATATAATGAATATATATGTTAATATGGCATTTATATTAAATAAAATTGATGAATTAAAAGATAATAAAAACAAAACATCATTATTTGACTTATTAAAAGGAATACTAGATGGTGTAAATGAGGGATTAGGTAGTTTAAATGCTTTAGAACCAATAATAGATGAATCTACTAATACAATTAAAATTATAGATGCAAACCCATTACCCAATAATGATGAAGTAATGTCTAAAATCAATGGATTTTACCCAAATCAAGTTAATTTATCTACTAAATTAGCCTCATTTGATTTATATGGATACAATACATCAGATCCTGCTAGTTCAATGTCAACATATAATGGAGCTAGTCATGCTTCATTTATTAAAGATTTTAGTTTTACAACAGAACTTACCCCAGAATTAGCTACAATGATAACAGTTGGAGCAGCAGCAAATGGATCAGTAGTAGGATCTGAATCAACAGCATTATCTAAATTAAATGTTGGATTAAGTGATAGATATAAGAAAGAAATTTTAGATACATACGCATTAAAACAAAAAGCAAAAGAACAACAACAAAATATTGTAAATACTTTAACTACTCAATCATTAGAATTAGATGCTCTTAAAACAAGATACGACAAAACTTTATCAGATTATTTCGATTGGTTAGAAGAATTAAGTGATCTTCCATCTGAACCCACAATGAATATTTCAGATGTAGACGCTTATAAAGGTACTATTCTTAATATTAAACAAATGGAAGACCAAATTGCTTCTAAAAAATATACTGTTAGTCTTCTTGAAAAAGGAATAGATCCAAATGATGTAGCCCAACAAAAATCATTAGCCACAGGCACAGGATTTATACCATTCAATATGTCATTAACAATGGATGGATTATCAGGAATGAAAATATATAGTAAATTTACTGTTGATACTGATTTTTTACCTTCAAATTACCCTGAAAATGTTGAGTTTTTAATTAAAGGAGTTACTCATGATATAGCAGACAATAAATGGTTCACTAAAATAGAATCATTAGTTATTTCAAAAGGTAAATTTGCAGAAGTTGCTACTTCTACCAATACTTCAACTACTCAAACTGCAGTACCAACTGTAAAAACATTTCCAAGTGGATTTGATTTTAGTACTAGTGCTTTTGGTAGTAACCGGACAACTGTTAAAACTCAAATTTACCTCCATCATACAGCTGGTGCTCAACTTTTTGATAAAGGAAAAGGAACAGTAGATGTATTTAATTTAAGAACAGCATTAAATGATCCCGCTTCTACTCATACTGTAATTGATAAGGGAGGTCATATTGAATATTTATTTGATGATAAATACGTTTCGTATCATGCTGGAGCAGGACGATTAGTTCAAGATATAGGCTTATCAGTTGAAATAACAGCTTATGGTTTTTTAACAGAAAGAAATGGTAAATTTTATTCTGGAGGAACAGAAATCCCTAGAGATCAAGTAGCAACTGCTGTAGACATAAATGGAAAACCTAAAGCATATAAAGATCATTTATATTATCATAAATATACCCCTGCACAAATAGCGTCAGTTAAAAATTTAATATTAAGCTGGTCTGCAAAACACAAAATTCCTGTTAAATGGTTAGGTCAAAAATCTTACGATGCTTTATTTCCACCAAACAAAGGATTAAGTCAGGACGCATTAACAGGTGTACCAGGTTTATACTCTCACAACTCAGTTAGAAAAGATAAAAGTGATGTATTTCCTCAAAAAGAATTAATTGAAATGCTTAAAACGTTATAAAAATGTCATATTATCCTTTATCTCAAATAACATCAAATTTAAATACTAATGGGGGAGAATTCATGTATGCTGATACTAAAGAAGAGTATAAGGGAAATTACTGGAAAAATTCCAAAGAGGAATACTTTACAGGAAAAACCCCACAAGACACTCCTACCCAAAAACTAGTAAAAATAATTTATAATGAAGATAATACTTTATCTGAAAGAAAAACATCAGCTATAGCTTTATTTACTAAAGATCCTGATCCAGTTGGAGTAGATTATAGTGGATTAGTAAATATTTCAGAATATTTAAAATTAAAAGGTATAGATCCTTTACAAACAATTTTTCTTCCTCCATTCTCAGCTACCTTACCAACACAACAAGACTATCAAAACACAGAATTTAGAAGATATTTTTGTAAAAAAGCAAATGAAATAATATACTTAGAAATAAGTAAAGAAACATATGATAAATTAGTATCACAAGATTCTCAAATAGAATATTCATTATATATTCCTTTTTACTTACCTTGGCAACTAACAGGTGAAAGAGAGCAAGTATATAAAACAAATAAAAACATAACAGAATTAACATCAGTAAGACAAAAATTACCAATGTTAGCAGAATATTTAAAAATGGATTTTACTAAATACTATAAATAAAATAACATGAAAAAATCAGAATTAAAACAAATCATCAAAGAAGAAATTCGTAAAATAATATCAGAAGATTATTTAGATAATTTATTAAATTCTATAGAAAATTTTGATCCAAATGATACTTCAAAAGGTATAGATATTGGATCTAATGTAGCCGTAATTAAATATGGTGCTGGGACCATTATTGATATTAACGACAATAATAAAACATATAAAATAAAATTATTAGATAGTAAAAAAGAAATTGAAGTGCCATTTGGAATGGTCCAAGCAACTTCATTAAATAAAGAATTACCTGTATCAGTATTAAATAAGTTAGAAAAATTAAATAAAGAATATTTACAATATAAAAAATTTAATATTAAAAATTTATTAATGAATAATCCTGAGGAATTTTATACTGAAAAGTGGAAATTAGAAGATATAGTTCAATTTTGCACAGAATTAGGGCAAAAAATGTGGGATATAGCTAAACAAAATCCTAAAGACGTATTATACAGTGATGAATTTGAGGATTTATTCTTTTTAATTTTAAATGATTTAGTTAAATTAAAAAAATTAGATAAAGGGGAAAATGAAAATTTAATAAATCTAACCCAGGCATATAGTAAAATAGGAAATATTATAGGTGCTGGAGTAGAATAAAGACATACGGATTAGGACCGTTATAGCTTCGGCTATGAAAGCACCCGACGACTCGCTATCTAGGGTGCTTTTACTTTTTAAGTTAGGATACCAAAAATATATTTAATATATTTAATCAAAAATAAAGGTTATGTTTTACATTGTCGAAACTAATGAACAATTAGAAGAATTATTCAATAAAGGATATGATAAAGTATTTGTAGAACCAATATATTTTAATGACAACGTTCATCCATCATTTAATTATGTGTCTTTACTGTATATTAAACCGTTAAACAACGATAAAGGCTATATAATATGTCTTTACCATACTGAAGCCTTAACGTTGAAGAAAACGTTTATTAACCGTTTACTAGCATCATATAATGAAATATATGTGCGAGATAGAAAAACATTTATATATGCTTTTCCTGTAAAGAATGTAATAGACATATCATTTAATACACCTGAGTTTACTGAGCCAAACACTCCTGCTTATGACTTTTTTTATCAAAGACATGGTGACAGAGATGATATAAATACAATTATACCTTTAGTTAAGCATTATGAAAAGTGTGAAATAGTGTATAATAATGTAAAAAAATATTGTGTTGAGGTTGGCAATGTAAAGTTTTGTACTAAATTAACAAACATATTCTCTGCAATTGAGAGAAATGGAATTAAAATAAATAAAGATGTATTTAATCAATTTTTTAAACCAAACAATGAATTATTTTCTATACAAGGTAATACAATATACACACAATATAATTTATATACTGCAACCGGAAGGCCTTCCAATAGCTTTAACGGCATCAATTTTGCAGCATTAAAAAAGGATGATGGATGTAGAGAAGCATTTATACCAGAAAACGATTGCTTTGTTGAAATAGATATAAGTGCATACCATCCAGTACTTGCTAGTCACTTAGTAAATTATGACTTTAATGGAGAAACACCATATCAATACTTTGCTAAAGAAGCGAATATTGAAGTAAGTGAAGCAAAAATATTAATGTTTAAACAGTTGTATGGGGGTGTATATAAAGAGTATCAACATATAGAATACTTTCAACTAATACAAAAACACATAGATAAATTATGGAATGAATTTAAAACAAATGGATTTATAGAATGCCCAATTTCAGGACATAAACTTACAAATAAAATAAAAGACATGAATCCCCAAAAATTATTTAACTATACATTACAAAATCTAGAAACATCAACAAATGTACTGATATTGTGGGATATAATTAAATTGTTAAAAGGTAAAACAACAAATATAGTACTTTACACTTATGATTCAATATTGCTTGACTACGCAGAAAATGATAGTATATTAGAAGAAATACAACAAATATTTACAAAATATAATTTAAAAACAAAAACTACTAAGGGCCATAATTATGGTAATATGAAATAATATATGGAACAAATCGCGTTTGAATCACCAGTCGATATTTATAATCAGTACGACTTTACAACTGATGGTGACTTTATGAATAACAGACTATATGCTACGTTTACACAGCAGAACTCATTAGATGAACTAATTATTCATTTATCAACTACTTATACAATTATGTATAAGAAAATGTTTGTACTTTTTGTTAAGAGTACAAATGAATACGTTATCACCTACAACATAGAACAAGGTAATGTAGACAATATTCCTTCAAACACAATATTAGTTCATCGTAAAAAAGAATCAAATACTTTATATACAATAAACGCACTTAATGATTTAATTAAAAAATTAAACAATGGTGTTGTTGATCCATCTTATCGTATAGACTGGCAACATTATAAAAATTGTGTATTGCTAACTCAACACGGAGACGTTAAACAATTGAATACCAAAATCTATAAGATCGTAGATCTCTAAATATTTATAACATATAACTAGTACAACACTATAAACAAAAAGGCATTCGAGAGCTTTGATAGCTAAATTTGGCCTACAAAAAAACAAGTAGTATATTTAAATAGTAACCAATAAAAACAAATAGAAGATGGATTTAAAATCAATCAAAAACAAACTGGGTGCCTTACAGTCGCAGGGCAAATCAAAAGAAAAAATAGACTATACAAAGTCTTTATGGAAACCAAAACAAGAGGGTAAATTTCAAATCCGAATTGTTCCATCAAAATTAGACAAAACTAATCCGTTCAAAGAAGTATTCGTACATTATGGTATGTCAAAATTCCCTATGTATGCACTTACAAATTGGGGTGAAAAAGATCCAATTGTTGAATTCGCAAAACAATTACAAAAAACAAACGACAAAGAAAATTGGAAGCTATCTAAGAAATTAGAACCAAAAATGAGAGTATTTGCCCCAGTAATTGTAAGAGGTGAAGAAGACAAAGGTGTTCGTCTTTGGGAATTTGGTAAAGAAATTTATATGCAATTATTAGGAATCGCGGATGATGAAGATTATGGTGATTATACTGATATAAATGAAGGTCGTGATTTTACTGTTGAAACAGTAATAGGTGATATTGGTGGACGCCAAGGATTAAAATCATCAATTCGTATTAAACCAAAAACATCTCCATTAAGCGCAAGTAAAAATGATATTGAATTATGGTTAGAAGAACAACCTGATATCTTAGAATTACAACGTAAAATTGAATTTGACAAAATGAAGGAATTACTCCAAAATTGGTTAAACCCAGAAGATGCAACTGAAGAAGTTGAAGAAGTTGAGGAGGAAGAAACATTAACCAAAACAGCAGTTAAAAATGACTTACCTTGGGAAGATGAAAAATCTACTTCACCTAAAAAATCAAATTACGAACTAAAAGTCCCAGCCAAAACATCTAAAGCAGATAAATTTGATGCTTTATTTGAAAACGAAGACTAAAAATCCAAAACTAAAATGGCTAAATCAAACGACAAAGATTCGTTAATGGAAGCAGTCTCTAAAGAATTAAAATCAAAATTTGATTTAAATAAATTCAAAGAGAAGAAATCATTAGGCGGAAATGTAAAGTTCAAAGAACAAAAATGGATTCCTTTTTCACCTGCAATGCAAGAAGCATTGTCGATTCCAGGAATAGCTATGGGCCATATTAATATAGTACGTGGTGGTAGTAATACTGGAAAAACTACCACATCTATAGAAGCAGCAGTATCAGCTCAGAAAATGGGTGTATTACCTGTTCTTATTATTACTGAAATGAAACACAGTTGGGAGCATTGGCAAACAATGGGTTTTGAAATGAATGAAATAAAAGACAAAGATGGTAATTTAGTTGATTATGATGGATTCTTTATTTATAAAGATAGAGGAAAATTAAATTCAATTGAAGATGTAGCTGACTTTATTATTGATATTTTAGATGAACAAGCAAAAGGAAACTTACCATATGACTTATTATTCTTATGGGACTCAGTAGGTTCAATTGCATGTAGAATGAGTATTGATCAAGGTAAAAATAATCCAATGTGGAATGCAGGAGCAATTGCAACTCAATTTGGTAATTTTATCAATCAACGAATCATTTTATCTAGAAAAGAAGAAAGTAAATATACAAATACATTCTTAATTATCAATAAAACTGGAGTAGCACCAGCTGAAAACGTATTCTCACAACCGAGAATGACTAATAAAGGTGGTAATACATTCTATTATGATGCTTCATTATGTTTAACTTTTGGTAATGTCACTAACAGTGGTACATCAAAAATTAAAGCACAAAAAGAAGGTAAAGATGTAGAATTTGCTTTAAGAACTAAAGTTGCTTGTGATAAAAATCACGTAAATGGAATCACTACAAAAAACACAGTTATCAGTACAGTACATGGTTTTATACCTGATGATCCTAAAGAAGTTGCTAAATATAAAAAAGAACATTCACATGAATGGGCTAGTATATTAGGAGAAGGTAATTACAAAACTGTAGAAGATAACAGTGAATGGAACGAAAAAGCAGACATTACTGATATTGTAGAATCAGAAGATTAAAATATGAACAATAAAGATTTACTTAAACTTCTTGATGAAATCAAAGAAGATATAGTACCAATCCCCGAAGAAACTGGAGAAAGAATTCTAATAGTAGATGGTTTAAATCTATTTTTAAGAAACTTTGCAGTATTAAATTATATAAATGCGGAGGGTACCCACATAGGAGGTTTAGGTGGATTTTTACGTTCATTAGGATCTTTAGTTAAACAATTAAAACCAACATCAATTTATATTGTATTTGATGGAGTAGGTTCTTCTATAAACAGGAAGAATTTACTTCCCGAATACAAATCAGGAAGAAATGTTAATCGAGTTAACAAAAATTCATTTGATAGTGTTGAAAAAGAAAATGAATCTAAAACAGATCAAATTATTCACTTAATTCATTATCTGCAATGTTTACCAATTAAACTTTTATCTATTGATGGAGTTGAAGCAGATGATATTATAGCTTATTTAAGTAAAGATCTTACTAAAAATAAGAAAAATAAAGTATATTTAGTATCTGCAGACAACGATTTCCTTCAGTTAGTAGATGATAATATTTTAATGTATCGATCTGTAGAGAAAGAATTTATTACATCTAAAGATGTTAAAATAAAATATGGTGTTCACCCACACAACTTCCTCATCTACAAAACGTTAATGGGAGATAAATCTGATAAAGTAGGTGGTGTAAAAGGATTAGGACAAAATAAATTTGAAAAATACTTCCCTGAAGTGATGGGTGAAGGTAGAATTACTCTAGACGAAATATATGAAATATGTGCTGCTAAATTCCAGGAACATGTTATATACTGTAGAGCATTAGAAAATTTTGACAATTTAAGAAAAGCTCATAAGATTATGAATTTGAGTAATCCGATGTTGGATGATCAAGAAAAAGAATATATATTAGAGCAAGTAAAAGATT